ACCAGATGGCGCCCAGCCGAATGGCGTCGTGTCCGTGCTTTGGAACGGTGCGTCTATTCACGCCATGGCGGTAACCGTCCGGGACAGTATGAACCGCGCCCAATGCGTGCGCCTGCTTGCGGGCGCCCCGCCAGCAGCGCAGGACGTGAGCGGGCTAACACTGATCGAAGCAGGCAACCCGCTATCTAACGCGGCCTACAACCTGGCTCAAAAACCTGGCCATGTTATCACGGCATACGACTGCGAGCTTCTTGCCGAACTGCGCAAGCGTTGGGACGAAGCCCTCGCCGCCCACCGCGCCCAGGCGCAAGGCGGTGATACGTGAGCCTGTTTTGCCCGAAGTGCTGGGCGAAGGCGAAGTGCGTTGATAGTCGCTGTGACAGCCGGTCAAATAGCGTCAAGCGTCGTCACCACTGCACAGAGCCAACATGCCTGCACAGGTTTACGACGGTTGAGCTGATCGTTGGCGAGGTTGATCTTCGCCGAGGTAATGGCAGTTCAATGATGAAACTGATGTGGGACATCTTCGACAAGCTTGGCGGACTTGATGCGGACAAAGCGTTCTTTGAGGACTGGCAACGTCGCAGAATTGAGAGCTTGGAGAACTGGAGAGCTAGAAGGGCAAAGCGGGAAGCTGGATCAAATAGGCCAACAAATGATCACCCTTGGAGAAATACATTTAAGCCATTGCATTGAGTGAACGAAGCCCGCCTAGAGCGGGCTTTATTATTTGCCGTAGGGGTCAACCGAATACAAAACAACTTTGTGCCCATAGTCCTCATAGAACTCAGCCTCAAGCTGATCGCAGGCGATGCGCGTAAATTCGATCCGGCCATCAGCTATTGACCATGCCAGGTTGCCGTCACCCATAGCGCAAATAACCCTGGATTCACCGCAGCGACTCATCCAGATCCTGTGGGCATAGGCATAGTCATGACAGATTATTGTCTCGCCATCATGCTGATCCATTGGCTCGATTACCGCCATGCCGCCGAATGTTGGCTTGCCTGCCGCATAGCGGACTTGGCCGTCTGACGAGATGATTGCGGCGTTGACCAGATCGCCCAGGTTGTTCTTGATTGGCACAACCAGCTTATCGCCAACAACTGAGCAGCCATTGAATGCAGTGGCATTTCTGCCCAGCAGATATGGATGTGATGGCGACCAAGCGCATCGCTCCATTACGGCTGCGGCAACTTGGGGATCTTCGGCTGAGCAAGCAAGGTCACAGGTTACCGCACGCTTCCTTGGCTGCTGACGACCATTTACCTGTTCGCGGGTTACACCGCCATTGATTGACTCTACTGCCTCTGGAAAGCTACAGCCGGTGTAATCCATGACGAAGCCGATGGCGTTGCCGCTGGCGCCGCATCCGAAGCAATAATAGAACGCCTTGCTCGGCTCAACAGTAAATGAGGCGGACTTCTCGTTATGGAACGGGCAGCGCGCCGACCAGTTCTTCCCGGTGCGCTTCAACTCGATATGCTTGCCGATGACTGCAACGATGTCATCGTTGGCTCGATCAACCTGATCTTGGGGTATCAATCCGCTCACGATGTCAGCTCATCGCGGATGCTGTCGGGGATATCCATCTTGAGGATAGCGACTATGCGCTTGTTAGGGATCACGTCGCGATCAGTCCACGTGTGAATCAGGCGGCGCTTTACATCCAGCTTTTCAGCGAGGGCATCGATGCCGCCAAAGTGATCGCACAGCTGCTGAATGATCACCTGATCCTTGCCGCTGCGATCTGGTTTGGCGCCGATCTTCCGCCCACTTTCTGGCTGGCTCCAGTCTCCGATATCGGGGCGCAGCTCTTCCTTCGGGATGCCGGTCTTGCCATGAACGAAGATGGCGCCCTCGCGACTGATGCGGCCCTTCTTCTTCCACTTGGTGATCAGCGTGTTACTGATGCCCAGCTCTTCGCCCATGATGCGCTGGCTGTCGTAGCGGCGGATCAGGGACATCAGCGCAGAGCCTTCTGGAGTAGCGCTTAGGCGGGTAGCTGCCTGCCGGGTCGTTTCTTTTTCTCGGACATCCATAAATTGCACCTTGCAATTAGCTTAAACATTCGTATATTCTATTACTCAATCGCTGAAAACGCAATGGAATAACGAGATGGGCACACATTGCAGATGCAGAAAATGCAAGGCAAGAAGGAAGCTGGCAAGGCATCCATCTGATTATCGAGTTCAACCGCTTTGTTCTTGCGGGGCGCGGGATTGGGTTAAGGATGCTTACCGTCATTTGACGGAGCTGCCGCAAATGCGATCCAAGACAGGTCGATACCGGGTGTGCGACTGCCCAGGGCTTGGCAAGGGATTTACGCATCGCCATCGAATCGGCTCGAAAGGCTGTTGCTACCTGGCAGGCGGAGAGCCGAAGAATGACGAGCAAGCGCTGGCAGAGCATCAGGCCTTGCTGGCTGAGTAAGAAAATACTAATTATCTGAATCACATTGAATGGAGGTTGTTATGGGTTTGCCGCTGTTTTTCTTCGGGATGTTCTTGCTTTTCTGTCTGGTGCTGGTTGCTCTGACGCCGTGGAGTGATGTCAGCAAGGCGCCGAAGTGGTTCAACGACTGCTGCTGGATCACGCTGGTGAATGCCTTCACCTTCATGTTCGCAGGTCTTTCTGTAATGATTTGGGGTTAATCACATGGTCTACTCTCTCCGCTCCCTCGCAACTGAAAAGGTCGTCAAGAAGGTTGACGGCTTCCGCGCTCGCCTGGATGACATCAAGATCGTTGATGGTTTCAACGTTCGCACCGATGACGACGAACTGCGCGAGCACGTGCAGTCCATTGTTGGCGCTCTGATCGCTGGTCAGCCTGTTCCTCCTGTAGAGGTGTGGGTTAACCCTGACACCGGCGAAATGGAGCTGGTGGATGGTCATTGCCGGATTGCTGCTTATCGCCAGTACGCTGACATTGAGCCGACCTTCGATGGCTACGTGTCAGTTCTCAAGTTCGATGGCTCGCGAGGCGAGCGCAAACTTCGCACGGTCAGCAGCAACAGCCAGCTCAAGCTGAAACCAATCGAGATCGGTCGTGCATTCCTGGCGGCTCGCGATGAAGAGGGAATGACGCGCCAGCAGATCGCAGAGACCGCGCAACGCAGCCTGGCGCACGTTGACCAGATGATCCTGCTGGCCAGCGCCCCAGCCGAGGTCATCCAGGCAGTCGAGCGCAACGAGATCAGCGCAACCGAGGCTATCAAGCTGCAGCGTGATCATCGCGAGAATTCAGCGGCCGTGCTGGATGAGCGCCGCGAGATCGCGAAGGCTGCTGGCAAGGAGCGTATTACCGAGAAGACTGCGCCGAGCAAGAAGCCCAAGAAGGTTGGCGAATCTTTCATCCTTGAGGCCGCCATTGCTCTCGCAGATTCTGTAGATCAGCAGCAATGCGAAGATGCCGAAAATGGTCTCTGCACTGACTCAATTGTGAGCGTTGACGCGGGGCTATTCGCTGATCTGCTGGGCTGCATTCGTGAGTGGCGTCAATCGCAGAAGCCATTGGATACTGATAAGCAAGAGGAGTTGGCGCTGTGAGAATTTCAATTGACCTTGGGCTTATATCAATTGCCGCTGTAGCTGTTTGGTTTTTATCCGGTGGGCCTGCTGACAAAGGCGATCAAGTCCAGTTCTACACTGACCCAGGCACGGCATGTGAATACCTGATATCCCCAAATGGCACGCTGGTGCCGCGCATTGGCCATGACTACATGCAGGGCGGCTGTGATCCGCAGGAGGATTATTGAGATGGATCGGTTTCAGTTGATGCAAGGTGATTGCCTGAAGTTGATGCGAGACCTGCCTGGCGCCAGCGTGGACATGATCCTGTGCGACCTGCCATATGGCACCACCCAGAACAAATGGGACTCGGTTATCCCGCTCGGCGAACTGTGGCAGCAATATCGGAGGTTGTCCCGGGGCGCAATCGTGCTCACGGCGGCACAGCCATTTACAAGCGCATTGGTTATGACCGCACCTGATCTATTTCGGTACGAATGGATCTGGGAAAAGACCAACGCGGTAGGCTTCCTGAATGCCAAAAAGCAACCCCTGCGTGCACATGAGTCCGTGTTGGTATTTAGCAGCGGCCCAGCCCCCTATTTACCGCAGAAAACCGCCGGGCACGTCCGCAAGACTACAAAGCGGGGGCTCGTTTCAACAGGGAGTTATGGCGCGGCCAGCGAATTAATCGAGTACGATTCAACAGAGCGATACCCACGATCCGTACAGATTTTCCCCAGCGATAAGCAGCGTGGCGCAACCCACCCCACTCAGAAACCCGTCGCGCTGATGGAATACCTGATTCGCACCTACACCAACCCTGGCGACCTGGTGCTGGATAATTGCATGGGCAGCGGTACGACTGGCGTGGCGTGCGTGAATACTGGTCGGCGATTCATAGGCATGGAAATGGATCAAGGGTATTTTGAGATCGCAAAAAATCGCATAGAGGGAGCTGCCAATGCCGCTCCTTGAATTCCAGTCCCCCGCCGTAGCCGCCGTAAAAAAGCACTTCCGCAGCCGAGAATCAGTCGAATGGGAGGGTCGCAAGATCCACCCACCGATTGTAGTCAACGCCTCGGTATCCAGCGGCAAAAGCGTGATGATCTGCGAGCTAGCCAAGACCATGGCTGAACTCGCGCTTGCCAAGGAAAAACCAGCATCAATTCAGGTGCTGGTCATCCAACGCCAAGGTGAACTTTGCGAGCAGAACAGCGAGGCGGCTTGGTCAATAGACCTGAAGAACTCAGTCTTCAGTGCATCGCTTGGCCGTAAGTTCATCAACTACAACACGGTCTACTGTACGGAAGGCACGATTGCCCGCGCACTGGATTACTACCGACTGTCCCCATACACGCCAGAAGAGATGCAGTTAGATCCTGATCAGCGCGCCCGCCTGAAGAAGTTTCACCCTGACATCATCTTGATCGACGAAGGCCATCAGGTTCCGTTTGATGAGCTCGACAGTCAGTACATGAAGGTCATCAAGCACTTCTACGATATCAAGCCGCATTTGCGCGTGGCGACCTTCAGTGGCTCATGCTTCCGTGGAACCGATCCGATTGTGGGTGACAGCCCCCAGCACTTCTGGCGCAAGTTCGCCAGCCTGGAGCCGGGAGATATCGACTATCCAGAAGGCGCAGTCGGCAACGGCATCATCTCAACCGAGTTCATGATTGAACAAGGATGGGTTGTGCCGCCGCATTTCGGCTTCCCGGATGATGACAAGCCGCACTATGACTTCTCGCACCTGACCCCTAAAGGCTGGGATTACGACGAAGACGAGTTGGACGCCGCCGTGAGTGATCGCGAGGTGCTGCTATCCATCTGCCAGGACTTCATCGAGAAAGCCGCGCTCAGGAAGGGTGTTCTGGTGTTCGCAGCAACGCAGCGCCATGCTAGGCAGACCGCCGCAGCTCTCAAGGTGCTGGGCGTGCCAGAGGATCAGATAGGAGTTATCACCGACAAGACCAAAAACAAGGATCGCGCCGCCATCCTGAAGAAGGCCAAGACCGGCGAAATCAAATACACAATCAACGTAGCCGTGCTGACCACTGGCATCAACTGCCCCTGGTGGGACACGCTGGTCTTCATGCGCCCCATTGGCTCTCTTGTACTGCTCATCCAGGCGATTGGCCGGGTGTTGCGGCTGCTGATTGGCCCTGATGAGGTGCCCATGATCCAGCGCTCCAATAGCTTCGGCGTAACCCGTGAGCAGCGCCTGCAGATGATCGCCGAGAGCGATAAGCCTGATGCTTTGGTGCTTGATTACGCGAGTGTCATGGACACACTTGGCCACCTCTACGAAAACCCGGTGCTCGACCAGGCCGATCTGGAGAAGGCGAAGAAGGACAAGTTGGAGCTGATCGAGTGTCCGCTGTGCGCCACCATGAATAGCCCGCATGCGCGCCGCTGTATCGGCAAGCCCAGGGAGCGTTTCGGCATCATGGATCGCTGCGAACATTTCTGGCATTACCGAGAGTGTCCGAGCTGCCGCACAAAGAACGATCAAGTGGCCAGGGAGTGCAGGAATCAGGAATGCAGGCGTCTGCTGATAGATCCCAACTCTGCGCTGACCAATAAGCACTATTCGCCCGGCGAGGATGTGCCAGTGGAGTCCATGGCTATCGAGTCTGGTCGTGGCGGCAAACTGATCTTTACCTTCCAACTGCGAGATGGTCGCCGTCCACAGGTCGTGCACTGGCCGCGAGCAGGCAAGCAGATCGAGCGAAACACAAAGATTTGGAAGGCATTCATCGACAAGTTCCCAATCGACAAGGCTACCAAGTTCAGGCTTGGCAACATGAAGGCCGAGACGATTGTGGAGAATCAGGAGCTGATTCCGGTGCCGGTGGAGTTGTGCGCGCGGGAGAATGGTTCGCGATGGAACTTAGGGCGGTTGAAGTTTTTGGAGGCTGCACAATGAAACCACTAATCAAGCATCAGATGCAGCCATGTCCGGTTAGCTGCATGTCGGCGTCCCTCGCAATGGTCGTTGGAAAACCGGTATCCGAAGTGGTCAGTCTTATGCATATCCGATATCGCGAGCAGGGCATGTCCTTGCGTGAAATGCTTGTCGAGCTAGGCGTATCCTTCCGATCATTCGATAGCTGCGAAAACAATAATCTCGACTGCATTGGCGCCTACCTATGCACCGTGCCATCGCTGAATATGCAGGGCGGTAATCATGAGATTGTGATCGAGCTCACCGATGATGATTACTTTGTGCTTGATCCAGTCAAAGGGAGAGATGGCAAGTTTTACTATGAGAAGCGAGGAGAGGCGCTGGATGATCTGGCCGTTGAGCTTGGAGGTTTTGCCATTGATGCGTTCATTCCTCGGGAGTGGCTGGAGCTTAATCAATGACCCGCACCTACGGCGGCACCTACCGAGGCGAATGCCGATCAGAAACTTGCGAGCAAATCGACTGTATGGGCTGGCTGGAGCATAACCACCCAGAGCGCTTCGCCCTCTGCTTCCACACGCCTAACGAGACCAAGGCTAGCGCCCAATACATGCAGAAACGTCAGAAGATGGGTGTTAAGCCTGGCGTTCCAGACGTCATCGACCTAGCCGGCCCAGTGCCAGGCCTGTTCGAGCTGAAGCGCCTGGATCGCGCCAAGTCCAAGCTGAGCAATGAGCAGCGCGATTTCCTGACTGCAGCAGATGCGCGCGGCCACTTCACGGCGGTCTGCTATGGGTTCTCGGCCTTCAAGGAGGCTTACGCGGAATTCCTTCGACTTCATGGTTGACATAGTTATTATTATGCGATTAGTATCTACACAGAACACAACGGATTGCCTTGGAGGGCATCATGGCTAGCATCAAAAAAGAACATACGATCCACCTGTACCTTCTTACCGATTTAAATCCTCCGCGCGAGGTTTTCGATAGCTTCGACTGGCGCTCAGTCAAGGACTGCATGAAGGGTCGCGTATACCTGGGGAGCCAGACTATCGAGGTGACCTGGCCAGATTACAACGCTTCCGAGGTCGCTATTGAGTCTTTGCGCGAGGAGATTCAGAAAGAGCGCGCCGATAGCGAAGTTCGCGTCAACCTCCTGCTCGAACGCATCAGCAAGTTGCAGGCTATTGGGCATGATGGGGGTGGGGTATGAGCCAGAACAAGCACACTCCGGGGCCTTGGTGGTCTCCAGACGGCAAGACCATTAAGCAAGACTACCGACCACTGACCGAGGTAGGCGGCTGCATCATTGCCGGAGTCATGGGGGGCTCAACTAGCGGCCCATACTTCATTGAAGTTGATAAAGAGGTTGAAGCCAACACCATGCTGATAGCAGCTGCACCTGATCTTCTCGATGACCTTATTTTGGCCTCAACCCAGCTTCGAAAGTACGAAACTCTTCATCGCGCAAAAGGCACCTATGACAGCATCGCAAAGGCAGAGGTTAATGCTCAGCTTGCTGCGAGATTTGAAGCGACAATCGCCAAAGCCCGAGGTGAAAAATGATCCACGAAAACCTCCCATTCGACCAATACCTGTCGCTACCGGCTGCCAGCAACTCAGGGCTAAAGAAGATTCTGCGCTCCCCAGCGCACTTCAAATACCCTGAGCCCGACAAGAAGGACTCGCGCGCCATGCAGATTGGTCGCGCGATCCACTCAGCAGTGCTGGAACCCGAGCTGTTCGCCAAAACCTACCACGTCGCCGAGTCCGATGATCGCGTGTCGGCATTCTACAAAGGCATGGCTAAAGAGCTTGGCGGTGATGTGGTGCTGACACGCCCTGAGTATCGCCGAATCACCGGCATGATGGAGGCCGCCTACAGAAACAGCCGATTCGCTGAACTGATGCGCCGCACTGGCCGCAATGAGCTGAGCGTGACAAGCACTGATCCGGCAACCGGCGTATCAGTCAAGGTGCGCTTTGACCGGAAGGGTGACGGCCTGTTCGCGCTAGACCTTAAAAAGTGCCAGGACGCGCGAGGCAGCGAGTTCTCCAAGGCCATCGGTAACTACGGGTACTACATGCAGATCCCTTTCTATGCGGCCGTATGGGAGTGGGAGACCGGCGAGAAGATGAACTGCTCGCGTGATTTCCCTATTGTGGCGCTAGAGGAGGATTCGCCACATGGCGTGGTGCTGCATGACCTCGACGAGATCGCGCTGGAACTAGGTCGCCGCCACTTCCGCCAGGCGCTGGAAGATTACGCCCGGTCTCTGGATTCTGGCAAATGGGATGGCTATCCAGATGAGTCGGAGATAACCAGTATTCCGGGCTGGATGGCTAATGAATTGTTGGATGATGAGGCGTTCGGGGGCTAAGAATGACAATTTCAAGAGAAGATTTCGCCAGCACAACGCAGGCGAAAAGCGATCAGGCCAACGCCGTGGATTTCGTCGGCGGGCCTATGGCTTGCAAGATAACCGGCATCAAGATGACCGGATCCCCTGATCAGCCTGTCTCGATCAGCATCGACTGCCACAAGCAGCCCTGGAAGCCATCTAAGACCTTTCGGCGCGTCCTGCTGCTACTCTGGCCTGATACCGATCCGACAGAATGGGTTGGTCGCTACGTGGTGCTGTGGTGCGATCCTGAGATCAAGTGGGCTGGAGAAAAGGTCGGCGGCATTGCGATCAGCCATGCAAGCCATATCAGCGAGCGTAAGGTCTTCTCGCTGGCTGAGAGCAAGAGCAAGCGCAAAACCATCGTTGTCGAGCCATACCGAATCGAGGCCGAAGCAGCCGCACCAGCCGAACTAGACTACTACCCAGAAGACTCATTCGAGACCAATCTGACCGCCTGGATCAAGCTGATAGACGACGGCAAGAAGACCGCCGAACAGATCATCGCCAACATCGAGAAGAAGGCCAAGCTGACTGTCGGCCAGAAGTCCCGGATCAAGCCTAGCCCGCCGCTTTCAGATGGGCAGGCCGCAGAGGATGAGCCACCGCCGATGAGTGATGATCCTTTCGCGTGATCTTTAAGCCCCTTGATTGGGGCTTTTCTTTGCCTGGGTGTTGACATAGTTATTATGTTGGGATTAGTATTATCTCAACGAAACGAACACCGGCCTGGAGCAAAAGAAATGAGCAACTTCAAAGCAGCTGACAAAGCCTTGAAAGAAGCCCGCGCAGCAGTCAACGCACTGAACTTCGGAACTCCTGAATGGGAGGCTGCAATGCAGGTTGTTCGTGACTTGGTGGAGAAAGATAACGCGGCAGACAACGCCATCTTGAACCACCGCTGCGACTTCAGCCGTTGAAGGTGGTTGTCCACTACCCTCGCGACGGTGTTACCTACATGAAAGGGCACTGTGGAGGCAGCTCGGTTAGTTCAAGTACTGAGCTGAAGCTGGTCACTTGCGAACGATGTAAAGAGAAGCTGAGGTCTGAAGCCTACCCGTTAATCCATCAGCAAAGCCCAAATTCAAGCACTGGAGATCACCCATGAACATCGGCAACCTCTTCACCTTCCTACTCAAGCCAGTAGATTGGCCAACCCCCGAGCCTATCAAGCTGGCATTCGCAGCGAGCAGCATGCTGGGCGCTAAATCATTGGCATACCAGCAAGGCATCGGCGTGCATCAAGAGCCCGTCTTTAAGCACCATTCGGGCGGCGTTTGGACTTTGGTTTATGAGGTGAGTGTATGAGCATTAAAGATGGCGGTTCCGCTTTCCCGAGTGAGGGCGGGCAGAAGTTTTTAGCTGGTAACGAGGTTAGGAAAACACTACCTAGTCAGGGGATGAGCCTGCGCGACTATTTTGCTGCGAAAGCTAGTGATGGTGACGTAGGCGAGGTGATGAGCAGGTATTTCGATCACGACTCTGATTGCTACACTATAAGCCGCCAGCAGGCTCGCTACATCTGCGCGGATGCCATGCTTGCATCGAGGGATAAACCATGACAACCCCCTGGATAAACTGCCACGACAAGACCCCCGAAGACGGCCAGCACGTCATCATGATCTCGATTGCTGCGGGCCCTAAGGAGGATTACGTCAGCGACTGCTATTGCGGCCAATACAGCGCGCATTTTGATGTGTGGGTGCGCTGGCCGCTGCCTACTCGGCCTACCCACTGGATGCCGCGCCCGCCTGATCCGATTGCTTAATATGCAGCGCTGCGAGCCCGCAATTCAACCTGGCACTTCTTCGCAAACGTCTCCGCTAAGATGGCTCGCTCGCGGAGACGGGAAACAACAGGTCGATATCGGGGATCAAGCTCGGCGGCAACTGGCGAAGATCCGCTGGCATTGGAAGAGGTTGCGGGCACTGCGGGACAGGTGGCGCGGACGTACACGCGGTCAGCACCAGAAGCGATGCGATCATCAATCCTACGGTTTTCATCAAGGGCTTTCTCCAGCTCTTTCTCCAGGCCTTCGCGCTGGAATTCTACTGATGCCAGGGCGGCATCTCGCTCGGCGTATGCGCCTGTGAGCGCGCCAGCAGCAGATACTGCCATTCGCCCTAGCTCTGCATCATGCCGCATCGACTGCACCTGCCAGGCAGCCATGAAGCCAACCAGAAGACCGGCTAGCGCGGCAAAGAGGAGGTTACGCATAGCGAGCCAAGGCCTTCTTGTATTCGACCAGCAGCGTTTCCATCTTCTTCTCTGGCTGACCATATCCGGCGCCAGGAAGACTTGCCCAAATATTCCGGCATTTATCTACGGCTACTTCGAAGCGACCATCCTTAATGTCATCGTATGCCCGTCGCTCCATGATCAGCTTGATGGCTGCAAGATCCTGTGCTTCGGGAATGAACCGGCCGCGGAATCCATACTGCTTAACGATGGCGTCCCAGGTGCGCTCAAGGAACTGGTAGCGACCAGCTGCAGTGCTGGTAATCGACGAGCCTCCCATCTTGCGAGTGATCTTCTTGCGCGGGTGATCGACATATCCATTATCGAACGTGCCACCTCCGAACAGGACGTTATAGCCATTCTCGCTGCCGTACTTGGGCGTGCCTTCTGCGAAAGCGATCATGTCGAGAAATGCCCGGATGTTTGGATGTTCTTTGATTACGCTCATTTAGCATTGCCCTCAAGAATCTTCTGCCCTAGCTCGCTAGACTGCTTGGCCGCATCTGCAGACTTGTAGCCTACCTGAGCAAGCTGGTCAGATTGCTTGGCAACTGTGGCGTTGCGCTCACGAAGCTGGCGGCGCAGATAATCAAGCTGGGTCTTCTGCGACTTAGTGATTGCCTCACGCTCGATGCGGTGCTGTTCGACCAGATTGACCATCGTCTTCTGAGCCTGCCAGCCAGCGAAGGAATATCCGCATGCCAGGGCAAGGAGCATCGCTAGGGCCGCATAGGCGCCTACACCCGACTTATCCCAGCCAATTTTGATCTTGTCCTTAACGGTATCGCCTGTCATTTTGCAGCCCTCATGAATTCCTCAAGACGCGCAGTTAGCTCTTGATTCGTCCTTGTTAGACTGTCCACGCGCTCGGAAAGTCTGGCGTTTTGAATTTTCATTTCGCTCAGCTCTTTGGCCACCTCGTCAAGACGCTGCCAAGCCTTCTCTGCCTTAGCCTCGGCTACATCGGCGCGCTCTTCGTGATACGCACGGTCTTTCTCAAGGATGCCAACGTGGGTCGCATCCGCCTTTCTGCTATCCGCCCACTTGTTGAAGGAGGCGGTGATAGCCATGAAGGTAGCAATAGCCAGTGCTATCGACTGCGGCAGAGTGGCGTAATCTATTGCTGCTTCCGGCATACTTGCCCCCATTAAATTCTAAGGCAGTATAACCGCTAATTGATGGCCTGATGACATCAGAACTTGATGCACGCCAGCTTGGCGACGTTGCGAACATTGTTTGGAGTTGTGCCGCTTGGGCTTGCAGCTCCGGTAGTCGCCGAAGTCAATGCAGGGGTCGATGGCCCGCTAATACCGCCAGCCCCTGCACGAAGGGCGTTGAAAGTCTCACCACTAATAGCATGGGTGTGCGACTGGATAGACTGAGCCTGGAATGATCCAACTGCTCGGCCAGGGTCAATGCCACGACCGCTATCGGCAAATCGGAGGTACTCGCCTCTCGACTCTGGCAGATTGAAAGTTGTAGATCCATTGCCCGCGCCGAATCGCGTGCCGATCACAGAGAAAAGTGCCGCGTACTGACCTGCGCGAGGCACGGCAAGACCATTTTCAAGCACATAGCCCGCAGGGGGGGAGTCAGCATTGAAAAGGATCGATGTTCCTACAGGCGTCGTGTCGCCGCCCAACACAATCCAACTTGCTCCTGTCGCGCCAGGGACGGTGCTGTTGTTCGCTGCCGTACTCATATAAACCGTGCCAGCGCGCCAAACTGTTGCGCCCTGCGCATAAGGGGCAAGCTCCGCATAATACTCGGCGAACCCCAAACGCTGCATTTCGCCGATTGCCGCAGTAATGTCGTTAAAAAGCTGGTTGGTCTTGTCGCGCGGAATATCCTTGGCGCCAGGCGTGCCCTGCTCCTGCTGATAGTCAGGGCCAAACCCCTGGGTATAGCTTACCGATCCGTCCGGCTGGGAAGCATCTGGCACGGCAGACTTGTCGCCGCCAGTGGCGAAGGGTGTAACAAATGGCTTTGCCATGATCAGGCTCCGAAGTTGCCGTTCTCAAAGTTAAGGCGGAATTCGCCGAATCCCCAGGCGGGACGGTTAATAGATTCGATGACTATCTTAACACCGGCTGGACTTGGCAGGACATCGAAAGAGTCAAGCGCTATCTGAAGCCAAGAGGGTATCTCGAACTCGAAAAAGTAATTCATGGTCATGTTGTGATTATCGATCACCCAGGCCCGGCCCTCTGCAGCGAAAAGCTTGGATAGCATCAAGTTGATGTTTGGAACAGTCGGCTTCATCATCAGATTGAATGCTCGCATCTGCAATATCGTGCGCTTCTGCTGAACGGTTAGTCCGATCACTGATGCCTGAGTTACGGCGAAATTGCCGTTGTTGAAGTTCTTGCGGAAAGGCCCGAAGCCCCAAGCAATTTTATCAGGCTGAGGCTGCACTTCCAGCTGCAATGGGATATCCAATATCCGAGACCAGATCGCCAGGCCGAACTCATTGGCAGTGGGCAGGCTGAAAACGTCTCGGTGAAAATCATTCCAGAGCTGACAGTTTACGCGATTGATGAATTCATGCTCGCCACGGATGATCCGCTTCAATGCTTCGGCGTTGTCGTACTGCCAAAGGATCGCCCGCATTAAATTAGCGTAACAGTCGATCACCTGAATATTCATGCAGGCACCACAACGACGTTGGCGAAGCCTGCCTTCTGATCAAGCGCAATCGGGATCTCTGACTGCACCCATTCCAGGCCATCAGTAGAAAGCTCTACCTTGGTCACAAAGATGCGTGGCTCAACCTGATTGATGGCGCCGGAGATCTCGAACGGGGATACTGGAACGCCGATGGTCAGCCCGGTTTCATTCTCAAGCTCACCATCTTGATAGCGCTGAAGGGCGTCCTCGATAATGGACTGGCCGTCAAGGTTGTTGAATCGCGCTGTCACTCGCACCTGTACAGTTACCAGCTCGGGGCGACCGAAGCGAACAAGGTAGGTCTGGCCTGATACGGGCTCAAGAACGGCGACCTCGACTTCGCCGTTATAGTCAGCGCCTCCATCCTTGCCAGCCAGGATTGCGGCAGCAATGGACTGGTCAATCCCTCCGTCTACAATGATATAAACGCTGTGCGCAACAAGAGATAACCCGTCAATTACCTGCGTAGAGTTCTCGACATTTTCTCGCCCAATCGCCGAAACAACATCCGGCACACGACGCACCTTGCCGAGAATTGACACCAGAGATCCGCTAGTCTGTGCGCCAAGTGTAAGGCGCCGCTGTCTGCGATATTCTGCATCCGATTGCCGATTGCTTCCCAGCACTGCGGATGCTGGGTTGCTAACCGTCTCCCAGCCGAGCACCGATGTCGCGATGTTCTCAAGCTGCCCTGCGGGAGCCTCAACCGGCCCTGTATCAACCGCGATGAATGTTCCGGCTGCGGTGCCGTTAGACCCTAGTTGAACAGTTCCGGTCAGGGAGAACTGCGCTTGCGTGCCGCTGACCAGAGCTATCGAACCGGCTGGAATGATTGTTCCAGATACGCCGGTCAGAATGACGCCAGTCAGCACTGATCGAGTGGCTGGGAGCCGATCAAAAAAGGTAAGCGCGCCAAGGGCATCGAGCCAAACGCCGCCAGCGATATCCGGGTTTATCTGGTTAGCAACCTCGGCATTATTCCTGGCGACCGCATCGCGCCCCTCCACGATTGCGGCGATCATGGCGCCAGCGGGGGTTTCAGGTTCCGTGATTAGATCCTGACCAAGGGCCTCGCGCCATTCGCTACGAACTTGCTCGTCAATCTCGCTTGTGTCTGGCACGATCAAGCCGAGCGCAGTAACGTAGTTAAAGTCAGCCATTTAGGTTTAGCTCGCCGTAGATGGTTTCAATAGTGGCAGTATACGACAGCACGTCGCGCAATTGCGAAATGACGATATTCCGCACTGATATAACGCCCCAATCCCTGAGCGCCATTATCCGCGCCCTTGCCTCTGATTCGAACTGCGCGGCATTGGCTTGAGTACCCCATGCAACTTGCTCATATGGCATGCCTTCGTCGATCTTCCTGATCATCTCGCCACGGATCGCAAGCATGTAGCTTCGGCAGCATTGCTCTAGTGCGGCGCGACCAGAGATAACGACTATGCCGCCCGCTCCATCGCTTACCAAGTCGTTATTGACACCTACTTGGAGCGTGATCATACCGGCGCTCCAGTTGGCGTTACAGGCCCATTGGGCGCAGTAGGCGAGCCGGTATGGGTGTGGGTGTCACCGATGTTCTTGCCGTTGTGAAACAGGCCGACAGCGCTTAAGCTGACCTCATGTCCGGGGATGCGCAGGGCAATGCGGGAGCCATCTGGCTTCAAGAAAATTCCGGCACTGCCGTCGCTGGTCTGGATGCATAGCGATCCAGCCTCACCAATCACGGCGTCTCGCATCTTGTCAGGGAAGAACATGGCGTCCTCGAATGAGTGCAGGCGCTGCGTATTAGGCCAGTCTTCAACGCCGTGCTGCTTGAACAGGCCAAGGTCGCGGTCGCTAGCCTTTAGCCAGCCTAGGTCGCCAGGATTCAATGGCACAGAGATAAGCACACCACCCCCACCCATTCGGTAGACCGGAACGTCCTCGACTTGGGCACGCGATACCTTTGCGCCTTCAGTTGTGCCAACCATGATTATCGGCCTGATAGTGGCTCTTGCGCTGTCTTCGTCGTAGCTGATAACGGTAGCTGGCAGCATATCGTCCACCTCTCCGCGCAACCATTTAGTCAGGCAGTCGAGCATTACCGAGGGAAGACGACCCTCGGACGCCTGATTCTGGTTGCTGCGGGAGTCGGTCAATTTATGCGCTCACACTGTGCAGTGTAGAAGAATGCAGCGTCATGGCTCGTTACCTCGAAAGACAGCTGATTGATGGTGTAATCGCCATTCAGCGACTTGTTCATCACCGATTCTACCCGCAAGGCACCGCCTATGCGAGATTCGCCGTCAATGCTATACGTGACCTTGAGCCCCTTCTCGGTAGCCTTGGGGAGGCCAACCATTCCGGTTCGCAAATTAAGTATGCGCAGATTACCCCTGATTGCCCTGGAAACGTCTTTGACGATCAGCGTTGAGTCATCAATGAAAGCCTGCACACCGCCCATAGCTGCCAGCTTCCTGACTTGGTGCAGTGCGGCGCCGGTATGCGAATAGCTGCCAATCTGCTTATCCAGGGCCTCAAACAGAAGGGCCAGGCCCAAGTCCTCGGCAACGCCCCTGGCAATTACCGATAATGGCACGATCTTTCCTGCCGACTTGGCAACGACATTGCCCGCCTGATTGGCGGCGGTCTTGGCCTTTATCAGCAAGTCAATATCCGGCGGATCGCTTGGCTCGGCAGACACGATGTCGCCAACAAATAGCGTGAACAGCCCGGTGGATACTCGCCCGACCTCTACGATCAATCGTTTAGGAGTGCGATTGGCATTGAATGGGCTGGCCTCCGTCAGGATGTAGTCGCGCGTCTCACGACTCAGATTGGTGATCGTGACAGTGCAGTCGTTTTGCGTGGGATCGGTGCTCTTGGTGCCGGTAGCGCGCACCCGCATGCCTGGGTCTTCGTAGAAGTTGGCACGGCCATTTATCTCGATGCCGATGCGAATCCTGCGCAGATCGATGCTCACAGCTGAATACCCACTACCAGCTCTTCCGGTGTCAGGTAGACCATCCGCTGCGTGTCGCCAAACTTCTCCCAATACGGCAGATCGTCATTCTCTGTGATGAAGAAGAAGTTTCCAGCAGCCTGTAGATGCCTGTACGGAATAACATCAGATCCGGCGACGACTCGCTGACCCTGCAGAATTGGCAGGTCGTTTAGCGTCAGGTCAACGGCCATAACCGATCCGCACCACTTTACCGTGATATCCCAGCGGTTTTCGGCAAGCGTTACGCTAAGCGATTGGTTCGGGATCGGCTCAAGTGGGATGTCTCTCATTAGCTCAGTATCCTGCGCAGTACCGACGCTTTACGCCTGGTCGATCCGTCGCTTTCAGTGGTTTGCTTTGATCCTGATTTTACCGTGTCTGACTGGGCTTTGTTAGCCACTTTGCGCGGTGGCAGGGTGCCATATTCGGGAGTAAACACGGCAACTCGGCGCAGCCGCAGCGATACAGGAATAGCGCTGGTAGCGTCCTCCTCATGCGGGATCTCCAGGATGTACATCCGGTCATAAGATGCCATCTTGGTTTGTACGATAAGATCTACATCATCAACCCACAGCTGGCGAAGCTCGGCGAATAGGTTGCGGCTGGCGGCGCTCATGAGCATCGGTATGGATATTTCGATTGGATCGAATACGCGATGATCGGTGATGCTCTCGCCACGCTCATTTGAGAAAGAAGGAAGCTGCGAGGTCTCTTGTACCGACACCCGCATTAGATCAGCACCAACAAGTACCTGACGAAAATTGTCACCTCTAAGGATGGCGATCAGATCCTGGGAAACTGGATTGCTGCGCGGGTCAGTGATGGCCATCAGCGTTCGACCCCGCTGGAGAACTCTGCGTTCATGTCAGACATCTGGCTGCCCAGCTCGCTGCCGATATCTGCCGCTACGCCCTTGGCATCTGTCGCTTGAGTCTCAACCCTAACCTCACCAATCGTCAGATTATTCTCGCGCACATTGCTAGAGTTACTAATTGCATTGCTGGTCGTGCTGTTCAGTGGCGAAGACTCAGCATTCGCAAGCTGCGCATTAGCATTATCCATGGTCTCGCCGCCACCAAAGCCAAAGAAACTGGCAATCTTCATGCCTATTTCGCCGGCCTTACCGATGCCCGCCACGATCTGGCCAATAGCAATGGTGATGAAGTCCACAGCGAATCGCACGGAAGCCAAAATTCCGTCCCACACACCGGAAACTACGGTGCCCATAAATCGGAATGCGTCGACAATTGCATATACCGCCGCCTCGACTGCTGGGAACTTCTCAAATATCTGCCCGATGAATGAATCGTTGCCTGCCACGAATGCCATGATGTCGTCATACGCCAGGGCAAATGCTGCAGCCACAGCGGTAACCGCTGCAATCATTGCAATGATTGGCCAAGTTGCCGCCAGCGTAGCAACAGCCGCAGCAATCATTGCGGGTAGGTATAGGGCGGTTACTACCGCTGCAATGGCAGCAAAAAAGCCAATGACGAAGTTTTTATTCTCGCCAACCCACTGCACGACAATGGTCAGCCACTCAACGATCTTCGTAAGCGCCGGGATGAGAGCCTGCGAAACCCCATCACTAACGCTGCGTGTGGTTGCCCTAAACTGATTCATTGTGTCTGTGTAGCGCCTGGCCTGCTCCACTTGCTCGCGCGTGATCACTCCCTGCTCTTTCTGGATGCCGATCATCCGCTCAAGCTCGGTCCGCCCCTTTAGAATCGCCTCGACCATGCGGTTGTCAGTGATGCCAAGCTCTTTGATGCGGAATACGGCGGCTGATCTATCCAGCCCCTGTACGGCATCAGCCAGACGGAATATACCCTCGGTTGCGCCGATAGCCTGGCCATCAACTCCCTTCAGGGAAATTCCTAGCGCAGTGAAGGTCTTGGCGCGACCTGACTCAATATCCTGCATCGCCTCGCCGATGGACTCGCCCATGTCAGTCAGCGAGTCGCGAGCGCCTTGAGCGTCAAGCCCCATGTTCTCCATGGCCTTGCCGAATGCATCAACCTCGCCCACGGCAACGCCCAGCGCTTGCGCTGTCTGGTCAATAGCAACTATGTCTTCTGCGCGAGCGATGGCGTTCTGGACGAGCGAGGAAGCGCCGATTGCAGCAGCGATGCCAGCAAGAGCCCCGGATGCCAGGGTTGCAAGATTCTGGCCGACGCGCTTAGCAACGCCTTCAGTATCGGCCAGCTTCTTGTTAAGCGCCTCGGACTTCTTGCCCGAGGTATCGAGATCTCGATCTAGCGCGCCAGTATCGGAAACCCAGCGAATCAGGAATTCATCTAGCAGCGCCATTATCTGCGGCCCTTATTCTTGCCGTACTCGGCTGCGCGGTGCTCATTCCAGCGATTGATCTGCACAACCTCCCACAGATCCATCACTTCCTCAAGGCTCAGTCTCTGGACTTCGACCCAGCTTGCAAGGCCTGCACTAGCGATGGCGGCAACGATTCCATCAGCGTTTGGATAAGCGATGGGAGATGGTCCTTCGCCAAAGCTTTCAGGAATGCGGATAGGCCGCCTTGTCCGAAAAAATCGAAGTTATAAGCCAGCGCGGCAGCCTCCAGCTTGATCCCGATTACGGCTTCGGTGACGTGGTTGTTGATCAGAGTGTTATTGATCAGGCGCTGTACTTCACCATTTTCCAGCCTAACCCCCACGTGGCGCATCAAGATGCTCATGCCCTCTTCGGACTTTTCATAGTCTCCGAGCTTTGGGAGATTACTGACTGGATAGTAGGCCGCAACCTTGCGAGCTGCCGTATAAGGCAGCTTGTAAAGGATATAGGTGGCCGACTTGCCATTGGGCGAGTCGATAGTTACTTCCTTATGCTCCTGCTCAATCTCCATCATGCGCCCACCTGATTGTTGCCGCGAACGTACGCGAAGCCTTCGAACATGAAGGTATAAGCCTTGGACTTGTGGCGGCCAGCAGAGGCAGAGGACAAGCCAGGAAGACCATTAGTCATGACGCCGCGCGAGAAGGTCGCAGTGGCGCCGTTAGCGTAGGTGTGGACGATGGTGATGATGTCGCCAGCAATGCGCTTGCCAGAGGCCATGCGGTTGGCCTCGAAGATGATCTGCAGGTTCTCGTCACCCTCGCTGCCTGGAATGGCGTTGATCACTACCTGAATCGGCGTAGGTGAATTCCATACGACCATCTGGCCGTTAGCGTTCATCTCGGCCTGTGCGATCTGCACGGCTGGGATATCGAACGGATCGGCGTCACTTGCGTAGTCGGTGAACACGAAGCCTTGCGGGAAGGTCTGCGAGGCCTTAACTACGTCTGACATGCCGCCAGCGCTAATATTCTGCATGTTGCTTCCTCTGCCTGGGCGGCGTCAGTTAAACGAGGTTGTGCGAGCCTTCGATCTTGCGCACGACATCGCGCTTCGAGTAGATCAGGGTGTAGACGATTTTGTATTCGGTCACGTTGCTTGGGCCTGCCTCGGATACCACTCGCGCATCGAGCCAGTAGCCTGCGGTCTGAACCTGCTGCCAGGCATTGGCATCGCCGCTAAGCTCTGTTACAGCAGCCTTTTGCGTAACGGTGAAAGCCTTTTCGGCAATGATAGTCCCGTTCAGCAGGCCCAGCTCAATCACGCCGCCAGTCAACGCTGCCATGACCAGCCCGCGACCATCGTTGTTGGCGGGGATGCTGTTCAGGCCGAGCAGCAGGTTCATCAGGTCGGCTTTTGCCTGCGCCTTCAGCCACTGTTCGCCAGCGTGAACGGTCATATCCTGCAGGGCAGTTGCGCTACCGCCAAGGTAGCCGCGCTGATAGAACAGGATGTCCTGGCCAGCAGTAGCTGTGGCGCCGTAGTAGTTGATGCGCAGAGGGTCGTACAGGTTGGCAACCTGATCATCGCTCACGTCAGAGTAAGCAATGCCATTCCACAGCGGGTTCTGCTGGAACATGAAGTTCGGCAGGGAGTTGCGGGCAGTGAAGTCGATGGTCGCAAGGATAGCCGCAGGGAGCGCCTCGTTGAATTTCTGAGCGGTAGCGAGCCCGTTGACGTGAACGCCCTGCGATGGGATCGGCGAAAGAGCGGTCGCCAGTGCCTGCACCTGCTGCGGAACAGTCCATGGCAGGAACATGTACTTAACGTTGTAGTTGGCGTTGAGCTGGGCCACCTCCACCTGCTCATCCACTGGCAGCAGCGAGCCGAACGAGAAGGAGCCGAAAGAGTCGTTAAGCTGGTTGGCACGGGTCAGCGACTGCGCAGCACTCTCAGCGGCAGCGCCAGCAGAGCGGATCGTGAGCGGATTATCCCAGCCAAGCAGAAAGCTAATATCTGTACCTTCTTCTGGCGCGGAAACCTGAATCGCCGCGTTGCCATCAGTGCCACCAGTAAGCACGAATGCCGCGCGCACGGGGTCGTATGTCACAACCGCCTGAGCGAATACCGGGCCACCATCTGGAACGGCTCGGATAGCCGCTTGCAGAGCCGTAGCAACATCAGCTAGCGATGTGGCGGCACTGAGATCAACGCCCTCAACTTGTGCATCCACTTCGCCCATTGCTAGGCGGAATGCACCATCACTGATGGTCGTGAATTGCTGGACAGTGTAAGTGTCGGGGGCGCCGTAAATCCGTGGCGGCCGAGCGGTCGATACATGCGCAGCAAAGCGCAGCGCAGATGGACGATTGACTGGCTGCTTGCTTCGATAGGCGAAGTAGTCGCGAGCGAAGGCATACTCCAGAGACGCCAGGCCGAAGTAAGCGCCAACAGATGCAGCGTCGCGAGCGATCACCTGAGCGTCAGCCGGAACCAAAGGATTATTGGTAAAGCGCAAGCCAATCAGCGATCTAGCCTGGGCCTGAGCGCCACCGATGACGGCGGACTGGATATCAACGTAGCGTTCTAGGGTGATTGGCATTGTGCTTGGCCTGTGTTGATTTGGGTTATTTTACCGAAAATTCATCTAAAAAAATACACCCGAATGATGCGCCGGATTATGCCCACGGGTGTAAGGCTGCTAGCGTAGCTGTCACGGCCGCGAGCAGTATTTGCCCTAGCTGCTCCCACGTTGACCCGCCCCTTAAGTCATTTTAGGGCGAGTGTATCAGAGATTACCCTCGGAAACCCACGTACCGGCCGCCGTTCTCAGCTGAGCTTTTGGTGACCCTACAGCTGGCGACGTACTTACGAAACGAGATCCAGCAGGCCAGTTGCCAGAGGGCGGGACAAAATTTCGGTGGATAGAAAAAATACCACCAATACTCTGTACGGCACCCTGCTGAGGGTCAAAATCGTACGAGGCGTTGGCCATCGGCTTAACGTTTCGGTTTCCGTACACTTGAGGTGGGCCGGCGTTGAGTGTCGCCTCATCAGTGGGCCATAGGTAATTTACCGGGACGCCCGTGCTACTCAAGTCACAGTCAGTGACTAATAGTGCAACATGCTGGTTATTTGCAGACCTCCCGTAAACGTTTGAGCTAACCAGCGGCGAACCACTAATTTCAAACTTAGCACCTTTCACACAAGCTCCTTCGGTAGTTACGCCCGATCCCCCCAGGTAGATGTTAACCAGGAGGCTACCGTCTCTAAGCTGACCGCACTGATCGAAAACACCATTAAATAGTGGACGCATATGTTTCACGCCGGAAAGTAAAACATCGTATTTAGCGCTCCTTAGTATTTTAGCAGAAACCTCCAAATCATCGGTGTTGAGCAGCTCCAGGGCCGCGTATGCACCGTCGATGAGACCTGTTACCTTTGCTTCGGTTTCCGTCCCATTCCTCAGCAGGCTATCCCCGCTAGCAAGTGCTTTCGACAACGGCTCGACCTTAATACTGGCGACTCCGGCACCAACGAGCTGAGACTCCGATAGCGTAATAAAACCCCCAGAAGACAGATAGAAGCGCGAGCCTTTCGGGAAATACTGAGAGCCAACAGATGTCCAACTCGACACGGGCACTACGGTGCCCCCGGCTGCAACCGCTGAGCCGACAGTCGCCGTACCGTTAGCCGCACCCAAAATGGCAACACGATGAGTCGAACTCATCAAAGCAGAACCGCTTGGTTTACTCCAATGTATATCGTACGTGTGACGAATATTATTATTACCGCTAAACAGCCTGGCTATATCTCCGCCGATTACTTTTGAATAACAATCGACGTTTGCAATAGCCTGGAAAAGTGAACTTGATACTGCATCTGTGAAACCCCGAAACTCTACTGTAAGGCTACTATCTTTGGCGCAAACCATTCTAACGATAGGGCCGGTTGTGTAAGTATGGGAGGGGGTTGAGGTAACCCGAATTTCGTCTATTTGAACTTTCATGTTGTTGCGATCTGCAGCCAAAAACGACTGAGTTTGACCGGCAACTCGGATTGATGCTGAAATCCCGGAAACAAGCACGTTGTTATATGCTGTGTCATTAGGCTTGGGATCAATAATCTCAATAAACCTTATCTTTATCCCGGACATTATCAATGACTTTTGATCGTCGGGGGCTACCGCGTCGTAGACATCGCCGGGCTGAACCCATAGTGAACGAACCCAGCCGGGATTTGCCAGGTGACAGATAGTCACGTTGTAAGCCGCCGACAAACTCACTCCGAGGAAACCGCCGAGACCGGTTGTTTCGCTGACGCCAAGCGTTAGAGATTCGATGAAGATGTTATTAGGATGAAAACTCTCGGTAACAAGCCCCGTATGTGGCATTTCCCCGTCAAATATACCACCCCAGTGAGCCTGCAGCCCCCCACCAAATTGACCGAGCAGCTTCGTCTGTCCGTAAAAGGATACGCCCTCGACGCGACCCACCATGGAGACGGCGAGTCCCGAATAAGAAGTGTTCAGGCTCTCAATAACAGGGTTGAAAACCCTGACATCACCATAAACCTCACCGGAGGTTACGTATTCTCCGATGGTGATACCATTACCTATACCGCCGTGTGCCGGGGCTGCGCCGACAGCCAAAACTTGAATGTACGGGTTAACAAGCGTGACGTTACTGCCGATCTTCAAGCCGTCGTCTTCGGGGCCTATCTCACAATAAAAAACTGCGCCGCTATCAAAGACTAAAGCCGCACTGCTGAGGTTTAGATTTTTAACTTTCCAAACGCCACTGGTAATCCGCACGGCTCGACCGTCTGCAAGATCAATCAAATCCTGCAAAGCATCCGAGGCGTCCGTCATGCTCGGGTCGAGCGAGGCCGTGCTGAAGTAAGGAGAGAGGGCGCGACCTATAGAGTCCGCCGGGTAGTTTCCATTTGCGTCGTATCCCACCAAACCAGCGCCCACTGAGGATTCAAGATCCTGCACAGTTTGCCTATACTGGTCAGTGAAAGCATTCGTGTTTGGATTCGACTCATAAAGCGCCTTAACCTGCGGCGCAGTAAGCGGCTCACCAGTTCCGCCGCTCACCCATGATTGATCGCTGTCATCCCATATATAGCGGATGGCATCAATCTCTTCGCCTTCGTCAACATCTGCATAGTTGCCAGCAACTGCAACAGGAATTGCTGCTTCAAGGGCGGCCAGCGAAGGGAACAGGCCGCGATAGTTGGAGCCGCCAGCGAGCGCGTCATCAAGTTCTTGACGCAGCCCTGTAACGGACTCAATTGGTTGTTCCCCCTGATGGTTTCCGCGATTAAGCAGGAAGGCATCGGTAGAGTTTTGCGTTGCTCCAGTTTCCACGCCATCAAGTTTGGTCTTGTCATCAGGCGCCATGAATCCGGCTTCTTGCTGGGTTGCGCTCGCGTGCACGTTGCCGCCCTTCCCGATGTGCGCGTCGAAGCGACGTTCAAGTACGCTCAGCTTGGCGGCCAAGGGGTCAATCTCCTGCCCTTCGTACTGAATTTCGACGTATTGATTTTGTGGAATGGAAGCCATAACTACGCCTCGACGCGATGAAAGTCTGGATCAAGCTGGCTAGTAAATGCCTGCGCCTGATCAATAGTTTGATGATGCGAGAATACCACATCGAAGGACGGCGATTGTTCGAACTGGCCCTTTTCGTTCTTGAAGTATGGTTTGCGGATAGTTGATATCACCTGCACACCTATACCTGCGCGCTGACAGTCATCGATGAAACCCAGGCTATTGATGATCATAGCGGCGCGGCTTAGCAGGTCATCGGCAGTGAACGCTGAATCCTTCTTGACGAGCGCGCCGAACTGCATGGGGCTTTCGGCGTTCTGGCGCTCTTTGCGCATGCCGATGGCGGGAGTGTATGAACGCCCCTGCCAGCCAACGCGCTCGCCGTCAATGTCGAAGAAATAGATCGAGTCACGCTCAACGCCTTGAGTGCTTGGCTGATAGCTGGCCAACACATTTACTGCGCCCAGGCCTTGCTCTGCCAATCGAATAAGTAGAAGACGGCGAATCTCGATGCGCAGCGGCTTACTATCCATTGGTAATCACCGGCTCTGCTGGCGGGATTTGTGGCGGCAGAGCGGTGGATGGCCCCACCTCAACAACCAAAACTTGATTCCAGCCATCCTCTTGCGCCCATGGCTGCACGTCAACTACCTCATGCCGCTTGCCCTGGTAGTCGATCAGATCGGTGCCGCGACCCTCTGTCACGCCCAACACATCGTTGGCAGTGAAGAAGTTGTAGTGGCGCCGCGCGAAGTCCAGGCCGAGTGCCTCATAGCGCGCGCGATTAACCGGCTGCCATGAGCCCTTGATCACTTGCGGGGCATTGTAGAAGGACACGAACTCGCCGAGCTCATCCTCGGCACGCGCGGCGAACTGATGCCAGAACACGCGCTGAAATTTGATCACACGCTGGGCGATCTTTAGGAGGTTGCTGCCGGGATGGATCATCGCTCGACCACCGCGCTTTGTACGGATGAAATTAGCAGGCCAGTATCGACCAGCGGCTTGGCCGAAACGCCAGGCGTCTTCTTGCGATTCTGGCGCGCCTGAAGTGTAGCACTGGCAAGTGGCGGCTCGGTAATCTTGCTGATCGTTACCTTTACCTGACCAGCAGCAGCCATGCCAAATTGCTCTAGCATAAATTGAACAGTGATCTGGTCATTTACGGCAGCCTTGAAGCCTCTCTGTAGAGTTTCGCGCCAGGCTGCTTGCTGCTGGGCGATGGTAGGTCGCAAGAAGGGACGCGCAGGAATGCCGCCCTCTGGATACCCGAACTCCTGAATAGCCGCCACATAAGCTACGGACGTCCCATCCTCGTAGGCAGACGATTCGAAGAAGCCAACCTGCACTTCCTTACTTTCCACCTCGTCAAGAATGCGCTTGATATGCTCGCGCTGACCCTTGGCCGAACGCTGGACGGGCATTACGGATAACCGCCATTCGGGAAGCGACCGCCAGCATTACGGAATGCAGCGCGCTCAGCAAAGCGGCCCACATAGCGAGGCCCGGAATTGCAGCGGCCAGATAGCGCCAGGAACTGCTGGCCGAACGGGGAGAGGTTCAGCCATTGAGCCCAGGCACTCGAAGAGGTGGGTGCCGCGAAAGACACGGACACCCGGTCGATTGTTGCCGAGGAAATCGCCCCAGGAGCAACGCCCCCGTCCTCGCCATCAAATCGAAGTTGCAGCAGGTGCGCGACCATCAGCATCCATAGCTGATCACTGCACGCGCACCCATAGATTCCCACAAAGCACAACGCTTGCTCGGCTACGGCAAGCACTACCTCATCCGATACCGTCTCAAAGGATGGGTAAAGGATGCGGAATTTGGCTAGTGGGAATTCTTCCATTACTTCTTACCAGTACTGACTTCAGACAGCTCTTTGTCGCTGGAGCGATCCTTCAGCTCTGCGGCGGTCTTCTGCGCGGACTTATCCTTGCCAGCCAGGTTTCCAGCCACTTCGTTGGCGTCTGCCTTCTTGGTGTCAGCGGTAACGAAGCCGTTGCTGATGTGGTTGCCGAACGACAGCGAATCGCTTTTCAGCGCTGCGTACTGCTCTTCCGTGATCTCGGTCGCAACGCCACGTGGAGTGTCGAGAGTGCGACGGGTAGCCAGGTTGGCGCCACCATTGATCTCGACTACACCCAGTTTGGTCTTGTAACGCTGAGCAGAGGTCAGCGTTGAGTAAATGTAAACGGACATGATCGTCTCCAGAATTGGTTGCGCAGCCCCTATGATAGCAGGCTGCGACAGATTCGGCTTAGATGCCGGTGCCGCGAGTCCATGCCCACGGGCGAGTGATCACCACGCCTGCGGTGGCCATGCTGGCCGATTCAACGGTGCGCTTCAGCATTTGCATGGTGCCGATAAGCTGGTAGCGAGCCGGGACGATCTGCTCAGCGGTGGAGCTGCTGCCGGTGTCATCGTCAACATCCACGGTGTCCGCGAACATGTAGATGACGTTCTCGCCACCGTTAGCTCCCAGGAACTCAGGAGTGTAGACGGTACGGGTGCGCGGATAGTTGCGATCCAGCCACTCCTGAACGGTCTCGCCCTGGGCAACCGGGTTAGCCACGGTGCGATAGCGGCGGTAGCCGAGTGGCTCGATGATGGTGATCTGCGCGTCATCACGGATACGGCCTTGGGACTGCAGCTCCAGATTGGAGAACAGCTCTTGGTAGTAGCCGGTGATCTCAGCGAAGGTGGCACCCTCGAACGGGCCGAGTTCCTCGTACGCGCCCAGGCCTGGCTCGTTAAGCAGACCGTAGACCGGGTTTGCCGGGTTTGCGAAACCGGACATACCGATGTCCTGGCGAGCCTGATCCAGCGATTCGTTGGCGGCGCGTCGCTTGGCAGCATAGGGATCACGCGAGCCAGCGGACTGGCGAGCTTGCTCCAGATAGCCAACCTCGAAACCCTGCTCGAAGCGCACGACACCGCGACGCTCTTCACCGTTGTTGTAGGTGGCCAGCGGAGTGTTGGAGTGGTCGCCGTACAGCTCAGCCTTGGCGAAGTACTCCTCGGTATCCCACTCGATGCTCTCGTCTTCCCAGCGACCGACAGTGGTCATGCCCAGGATCTCGTCGATCAGCTTGGGGGTGGTCAACTGGCGGATGACACCAGCAACGCGGGTGCGCAGGAAGTCCGGGTTGATGAAGCCAGGCGCTACAGCCGGGCCGATCAATGCCGAGTCCATCTGCAGGGTGGCGCGATGGATTGGCACGATGCCGATACCGAGCTCGCGCTGCAGATCTTCGGTGCGAAGATTGAGCTTCGAATCCTCGGAGATTTTCAGGCCGCGACGCTTCTGGATCTCGCGGCCACTGATGAAGCTATTACGCTCTTGCATGATAAGCCCCTTAGGCTGCGGCGACCGGCGCAGCGGTCACGTCGATGTAGATGTGTGCGATGAAGCCACCGGCCTCTACGCTTGGCTGGTGACGGCTGATGTAGCCACCCGGAATTTGGGTCTTGCCAGCGCCGCCAGTGACGCTGATAGCGCCGGTAGCGTTGACGAAGTAGACCGGGGTGCCGATGTCAGCGCGGGCGTCAACCTCGACGCAGATCTCACCTTCAGCCAGGAACTCAACAGTGCTGCCGTTCGCCAGAGCGGTGCCCCCGGTACGGTTGATGTTGTAGGTCAGCGGGCTCATCATGACGCCAGCAATCGGGCCGGTGCCGCCTGCCTGCATGGTTTCGCCGACCAGTTCGGCTTCGGTGTCGTCGTTGTAGGTGAAGACGCGACCGAATACGTTGTTGGTTTCGGTGGCGCTATTCAGTACGCCTGCGATTGCGCGCAGCGGGCCTTCATGCGAGCGGGTGCCCGGAATGCCGGATTTCATGCGGCCAGTGACGTTCGGGAATGCCATGTTATTTGCCCTCGGCTTGTTTGGCCCACTCGCCGCGCAGGCTATTGCCCTTGGCGGAATCGGCAGTGATGGTCTGATGGCGGGCCGGAGTGCGACCGTGCAGCCAGGCGCGAACCACGGCAACAGCTTGGCCACTGTCAGCGGTCAGGCCGATGTTCTTGGCTGCGTAGGCGCCCACTTGGTCGATGGTCATGTTCTTGTGATCGAACGTGCCGATGAACTCGGAAACCTGACTGGCCAGCTCGTTGCGCTCTTCGACCTGACGCATAATTGCTACGTGGTCCAGCGCCATCGGCTTTTGCGCCTTGGTCAGCTCAGCAACCTGCTTGGTCAGCTTGCCAACGGTGGACAGCAGTGCCTTGGTGCCGGAGTCCTGCGACAGTTTCTGGCGCTTAGCCTTGGCGGATGCCAGCTTCGACTTGGCGACGGTCAGCTTGTCCTGAGCAATCTTCTTGCTCTTGGCGTCGGCTGCCATGACGATCTCTTCGGCTGCGGCTGCAACCTCTTCGACGGCCACTTGAGCTTCTTCCAGCGCAGCCTGCGCTTCTTCGGCGACAGCTACAGCTTCTTCGGCGGCAGTGCCTTCAGCCTCGGAAACGACTGGAGCGGCAGCAGCGAGCGCAGCAGCTTCTTCCTCTGGAGTGGCATCAGTAGTGGGCTTGGCCTCATCCGGCTTTTTGGCAGGATCGGCATCGACCGTTTGCATACCGGCAATCATCTCGGCCAGCAAGGCCTTGATCTGCGCGAGTTGTTCGGGAGTAAATTCCATCGGTAATAGCTCCGCTGTGTCGATGGTGATTCGGTCGCCGACGCGCAGAGCGGACGGCTTTTGGTCCTGCACAGCCAGATCCGGGCCGGTGCGGCCCTCGTCTACCAAGGCAAGATGATTGGCGCGAATATTGCGCTGAATGGCGTCGTACGTCTCGCCATCAAACACGCCAGGAGTCCAGTCGTAGTCGCAGTCGTAGCCTGGAGATAGTTCGATCTTCCCGGCACCGATCTGAGCCATAGCCGCATTGGACAGAATTTTGAGGTTGCCGCGCATATAGGGCGGGTCGAAGTAGACCTGCTCGCCGATCATGCCCTGGATGCCTTTCTGCTCGGCAGGGATGCCGTACACAGGGCCGATAGGTGTATGGTCGTCAATGAACGGCAGCAACTTGAACGAGTCCATCGTCTCTTGCTTTTGCAGCTCTTCGGCTGGACGCAATACTCGATAAACTTTGTTCGGATCTTTAGCGCCTTTGATTTCGCTGCCGAGATACGGAAAGACGCCGACCTTAGTGATCGGGTTGCCCCGCACTTGCATCCAGCCGTTACCGTCAATTTCTCGGGCCATCTTGGCGCTCGCATACAATGATGGGCTGAGTTTAGCAAGTAAGTGGGAAATAAAAAAGCCCCTGGGGAGAGGGGCAATGGAGGGCGCTGCGGGTGATTTCTAAATATGCATTTGAATGTCGGTCCTGACTATTTAGCTTGGCTACCTCCGGGGATTGGTATTGCTCGCCAGCCTAGTTCAGCTTTTTTCATGCCCCGCCGACATTCAGATGCATACTTCGTATTCGTCTGGCCTTACTGTGCTTTTACACCCAACTTTATAAGGCATTCCAGGTGGTGGTGACCGGTACTGATCTCCGGCTTTGGTGGCCAGCCATATTTTTAAGCCATTTCTTGTCCGCCCTATAGTGATCAAATCCATAGTCGTCCGATCATTGCTTGCGCATCAGCCTGCGCATTCACCACGCCTAAAACTCTACCCCCCCACATTCCCCAATGTCAACAACCAAATTACCATAACCCCCCGCGACTACGGGCTTCACTCTGCAGCTCAACCAGCGCAACACAGTCACGCTTCTAGCTGTCGAGGTTCTGCTAGGCGCTACGGTGCCGGTAAATGGTGCGACTGCCACGTTCTCGGTGGTGGCGCAGTAATGAGAAAGCCCGCTTTTTGTGCGGGCTTATTTTAGCTCTTCTGTATGCGACTTACGTACTTGCTGACCAGCTTAGGGAAGCGTTTCTGCCTGATGCCATCGACCTGTGATTGTGTTAGCAAGTCGCTCAGCAGCATGTCCGTAATTGCGTGGTTGAGCCTGTCAAGATGCGCAGCATCCTTTTCGTCCATTTCTGGAAACTGTCGCTTGAATGGTTCTGCTGCCCATCCCTGAGAAAATGTTTTATTCATACCCCGCCCCTCAAAATAACCGCCTTCATCGAGCTAGGCGCGCCCTTCCATCCCTGAGCGCGCGCACTGCCCTCTGCCTTGATCTTTGCCTCTGCCTGCGTCATGGCCTTGATCTCTTCTTGGTACGCGGCTTGCTTGGCGCTGCGCGGCCATTCTAGGGTTACGTTGTAGAGGTTCATGGTTGTTGCTCCATGGCGGTGTCGAACATTGCCGCAAGCTGCTCTTCTGTCACTGTCTCTACAGAGCTCATCGATTCGAAAAGAAACCTTTCAGGGCCTTTCAGCCATACTCCCTTCGATATCTGGCCGCTCATGCTGGAGAACAGCCGATACCGCGCTGCATCCTTTTCGGCGGCGCGAAGGCGGGCGATCACCGCGGTCATAGTCTCAGGGGTAATGTTGATGCCAGAAAGAACACCCTTCCTTCTCGCGTGATCGGCGACGTACTGGATCTGAGCCAGCTGCTCATCCGTGATGCTCGGTACGATTGGCTGGCTCATGGCTGCACCTGCCTTTCCATGAACTTGGCATAGCTAATACGGCCTTCAGGGTTCCAGCCCGCATCCCTGGCTTTCTGAGTATCTGCTCGAAATGCGTCAAGCTCTTCGCTGGTGACTTCTACGAATCCATCTTTCAGCGCTTTAGCAATGTTCGCGCGGTGATCGGGTCCATTACCGCCAAGGGCCTGGCACCACCGTGTTTTGTGGTTAACGAAGAATTGAGTTTTCATGGCTGCACCTGCTTGCGGTAGCTGTTGTCATGGAGATACTCAGCCATACCGCGATGCAAATCTTCCGGCTCGTCCCGTCCCATGTATCCGGCTATGTGCTCAGCCAGTTCGTTTATTGCCGTCTCCCGCTCTTCCGCCGCGATCTGCTCGGGGGTGAGGATGGGGCGGAACTCCATGCGCTCAGGGTTCTCTGCCCACTCAACTTGGTCAGTGTTCCCGTCGCGGCGAATCCAAAGCCATACGCAGATGGCGCGACCCTGGTATTTTATTTCGGCCTCGCCCCATCCGCCAGTCTTGCAGCGCAGCTCGCACACCGTCCCAACAGGCGGCAGGCCTTCGCCGTTCCATGGATTAGCGCGCTCATCAAGAACAATCCATGAACTGTCGTCCATGTCGAATTCTCCACCCCAATGATCGTGGTATGACTCGCCACGCAAAACTGCGAACTCGATAGAGCCCTTCATGTCCGGACTGCCATCCCAGTCTGGCCCAGTGGTAACCCTGTGAGTTGCCCAGGACGGCCAGTCGATAGCCTCCTGCTTCGGCGGAATCACGTTCGGCATCGGAAGAGCGCTCTTGAGCGGAGGCAAATAACCATCGCTGATCAGAGCTGCCTGAGTTGGAGCATCACTGCGCAACGCCTCAACCGCAGCCTGCCATTGGGCGCGGGTAACGATGGCGGTGGCATAGTCTTCGGCAAGACGAGGAAGGCGAATGTTTTTGAAACCTGCATTGCCGGCTCGCAACCAATCATCGTCTTTGCGATGAACTTCCTCGGCCTCTGAAAACTTGCAGGTGCGGTCGCCATCCTGAACAGAGATAACCGCACCCTCCGGCCACTCCTTCAACTCCTGCGCCAAAATATCAACTAATTTCATCACCGCGCCCTCTGGCTTGTTTTGGTGATTGGATATTAGTTATCTGAATCGCAGGCGTCAACTATTCTTTTTGCAGCGCCCGCAGCATCTGCAGGGAGGAGGCGGCGGCGCCTTGGGTGGTATCTCCGGGCGAACCATTTTCTCAAGCGGCGGATTGACGTTAAACCCTTCGTTTCTCATTGCTCACCATCTCCAAAGTCAAGAATAGGAATCGCCTGGCACTTGCAGTTGATCAGCTGACCGGGCAGACCACGCTCACCAGTTCGCTCATCGATAACGGGCAGATCATCGTAGCTGAAGATCTGGCCATCAAGCCGCAAATGCAGCTTGCGAGGTTCTGCGCCGCCACCGCTGTGCAGCCACTGGAACTTGCGCATGCCAACTGACTTGGCCCGCTCGGCATTCATCTGCGTTGTGATCTTGGACGTCTGATCCCTGGCAATGAGCTTGGCCCGTCGCTCGGACATCCCGCCGATCTCGCGCAGTTGCTCCAGAACCGTCGCGCGCCCCTGCCCGCCCGTCTGAATTGATACCAGCACAGCCGACGAGATGCGGTCGTGATACTGCACGGCTACCGACTTGATCAGCGATACGTTCTCAGCAATGGACGCCGAAATGACATCCTGCAGCCCAGCTGGCATATCAGGCGTCTTGATGGTCAGACCGCCGCTAAGCTGCTTGAGAGATGCGCCCAGGTTCGCCTTGGACGCCGTGTCGACCTGACCAATCATGCTATCAGTGATCCGGCTAGCACTTCGCCCGAACAAAGCCTGCCACTTGGCAGACAGCCTGTTGAGCAGGATGCGCGCCTGACTTCCCAGGTTGGCGTCCATACTCAACGCTGAATCCTCGGTAAACTCCCGCATCAGCTTACCCAGCTCGCGCTCATACTCCTTGCGCATGCGCTCGATTAGCTTATCCAGTGCTGCCTGGTAACGCTCCCGTGCTGGCACCGGATAGCTGAGCGGCGATCCCTTCAGGACTGCCTGGCGCGGTTCCGCCCACTGGCGCCGCTTGCGGGTTGTCCGAATCTGTTTCATCGATCAATTCTTCCTCTTCGGCCAGCCCGTAGTAGTCACCCTCGCGATCCGAACGCAGGCGCTCGCGAACATCCACTCCGTCAATGGCCTGCATGCCGTAATAGATCGCATCGGTCTCTGCCTTTGTCTTGTTGATGGTCGCCCACTCTTGAGCGGTCGGGCTATCCAGAGGCGCCCATTGAACCTGCAGCTCGCTTTCGATATCGATGCGGCGGGACTTGGCCACCATCGAGTAGTGACGCTCAAGAAGCGGGCTCAGGTCGCAAGACTGGATGCCTTCAAGCTCCTCGCGGTAGGTCGATTCTTCGTATTCTCCCGTCGCGTTGAAGCCTTTAGGCTGAGTCTGGAGCAGCTTGGTGGCAGGGACGTTCGCGCCAGCAGCAACCAGCTGGTACTGGGTCATGGTGGTAGTGTCTACGTCGCCCAGGGCGGTGTCGCTACTGGAGAAGGATTCCCCAGGCCCATGCACAAGGAAGCCATAGTTATTCATCATCTCCGCCATAGCCTCAAGACCCGCCTCCACGCGAGCCATGTCGGCACCTTCGGCAGCCTGGAAGCTGTTGATGCGCTTGGTCATAACCAGCTGTGGCGCCTCGTTAGCCGTCCGCTCCGCACCATACACGCGCTCATAGATCCGCTGAGGAACAGACGCACCGCCATATTGATAGGTGGGGCTCAGGAATTTCGGGACCGGGAACGGAATAAAGAAGTGGAAGTGCGAACGGTGGTAGCGTCGATTGCCGACTCGCCAGAAGCTGGGCCGCATGAAGTCAGGCGAGGCAGGATCATTGACATCTCCCTGGCAGAGATCCGCCGTGATCCACTGCGGATCGATCTGCACCATGCCGCGATAGCAGCCTGGCATCACGCCGTCGATGTTGAAGGGCTTTTCGTAATAGTCGGGATCGGTCGATAGCACGTCGAACAGCACGGCACGGATACCATAGACCCGCCCCATGGCGATCATCTCGCGCATGTGCTCGTCGAGGCTGTAGCGCTTATCAGACTTGCGCAGCTGTTTACTGATCTCTTCGCCACCCACGTCGAGCGTGTAACCCTGGCGTATGGCGTCACGGGCGGGCATCCGGCACGCCTTGTCGATCAGCCAGTGCGTCGCCATCATTGCACAAGCCGGGTAGCCAATAAAGCTCTGGCTGGCGTACCACTCCATCAGCGCCGGACTGACGCCGATCATCTGGCCTTGCCATGGCTTGTGTGGCTGACCAATAACCGAGTCCATAGCCATGCCAGCGGACGCAATCCCGGGAATCTTGAAGTCCGGGATAGTCGGCACGAAGTCGCGCTTCTGCGTGTGCGCCAGGTCAGTTGACCACAGCCCTCGCGTCGCAGGCTTCTCCGGCTCCGACTCTTGCGGCTTGGCTTTCTTCAGGCGGTCGAACAGCCACATATTGATTATCCCTCGGTCAGCCCCATAGGCCTTTGCTTTTCCTCATGAGCCGCTCGACAGAATAGCGCAGGGCGTCTATGAAGTGGTTGAAGTCGTCGACCGGCTTGTTCGTTGCCTTGCCGTGCTTATCAAGCGCCCAACTGTAGTTGTTGAACTCTGTCATGAATTCTACCAGATGCGAGTTAACGATGATCTCGAATTCGCTCAGGAAGTCAATGCCAGCACTGATTGAGTCGGCCCCTTTCTGCGCGCCCTCAAGCTTTACGCCCTTACCCTTGATGTAGTCGATAGACTTTGGCTCGGAGCTGTCGCCGACGGTCAGGTGCTTATGCGCCTCCATGGCCTTGATCTCTTCGGCGATCCTGGCGTTGCTCATCCCCTTCTCGTAAAAGCCGTCGTAGACGTACAGCTTCTTGTTGGTGCGGTCAACGTAGGACTGGCAGAAAGCCGTAGGGTCGTTGGTGTAGCCGAAGTCAAGCCCCTGTACGCACTCAAGCCCTGCGATCTCTTCAGGCCGTATCAGCCGCTGCTTGACGGCGTTGAAGATCAGTCCCTCAGCAGTTCCCCAATTCCCGAGGGCGTAGATGTTGTAGTACCTGGGGTTTGTCTTCTTCTTGTTCTCCATCACCATGCGATATTCTGCGTCAATGAACGCATTGTCGCGATACGTGGTGTGCAGCGTGAACACGCCTTCCATGGGGTCGTCGAAGAAGATCTTCTTGATCCAGTGCTGCTCGCTGATCGGGTTTAGTGTGAGGATGATCTGCTTCAGGCACCCATGTTCACCACGCATACGAAGGTCGAGCTGCTCGAAGTCTTCCTGCGTTAGCTCGGTAGCTTCCTCGCACCAGATCGATGTCACGCCCTCAATCGACTTTAGCTTCTCAACATCGTCCAGACCACTGAACATGATCTGTGAGCCATTGGGCTTGTAGGTAATGGTCTTGTCAGCCAGGTTGACGTTGAACTGCTCGGTCAGCCCCCATCGCTTGATGACGTTTCGGATCAGCGTGAAGACTGAGCGCTTGATTGTGCGATCAACCTTTCGGATTACCAAGAAGTTGTGGTCTACCTCAAATTCCTTGAGCAGGCGATACAGGATCTTGCGCGCGACAATGTGCGACTTGCCGGAACCTGCTCCACCCCATGCAACCTGATAGCGGCTTTGGTCAGCGAACAGTGGAACGAAGGCCGGAGACTTCTCCTTAACGTGCCTGCGAAAGTCAGCAAGGTTTACCAATCGTTAGACCCGTCATCAACAATGCGATGCGTGTTATCTGTTTTCTGAGGCGCATCGTAACCTTGCAACTTGGCAAGTTGAGCCATTGCCTGCAGAGAAGAGTGGGTCTTAATCTTTGGCCCATTCTTACCAACTTCAAGTTCAGCTATCAGTGCAAGGTTTTCTTCGTCTTGCATAATGCTATCTGGAATCCACCAGCCAGTTTGAATAACGGGCTCTCCAGTAACTAGGTCTTTTCCGATCTCGGCAGTCTTGAACCTGACTAAGTCCTTAACGCCTTTTCGAGCGAACAAACTTAGGCGTGCAAGCATCTCTTCTTTCGACATAATAGCATCAGAAACTGCTTGAACTTTCATTGCATCCATGAATGCCTTCACCTTTGGATTAGCAAGGATCTCGCAAGCCGATGCATCTGCTACTTCATCGCTCTTAGCTTTTCCGCCGCCAGCATAATAAGCCTCCCTCTGACTTAGAGTTGGATTGCCAATCATTATTGTGCAGATCTTCTGCTGAAGACCTGTCAACTGATCAAACAACTCTTTCTGCTCAGGAGTCATTACGCACCCTTCTTCGACTTGCGAGCCGCCATGATCAGGCCGACAGTCATGCCAACCCAAAAGCAGAACGCAATTACGCTCGGCTCTTTGCCAGTGCTTGAGATAGCCATGGCTGCCTTGAAGAAGCAGAGCGCAGCCAGGCAGTACCAGACGAATGCCATGGCGCGAACAGTGCGGTAGGTTTTCAGGTAGCGGGTTTTTGCGGTCATGTCTAGCGCCTCGGATGGTGATCGACGTTCGCGATCTCTATGGTTCGGAATATATCCCAATGTCAAAGGTCAGTCAATGCCTGTGCAGGTATTATGTTTAGCTGTTTTAGTGCGTTGAGTGAGGGCGGTATTCAGGATAAAGACCACACAAAAAACGTGAGATCTCTGAGCTCTTCTGAGCTCTTCAAAGGAGCTCGCCTCAAAGCCACGGGAGAGTAAGGCTGGAGTCGATCTGAGCTCTCTGAGCTCCATTTCCCGTTCGTGCGAAAATTTGCAGAAAATCTGACTGGTTTACATCTGTACAAAAAATGATCAATTAAGGGTGTTTTTTAAAAAATGGAGCTCAGGAGCTCAGATCACCCTCTAGCCTTAGTGGCACTAAGCGTTGAGGCGAGCTCTTTTTGGGAGCTCAACCGGAGCTCAGAAGAGCTCACTTTCCCATTTTCTGATCACTTTTTAATCAATCAATACAATCAGAGCTCAAGGAGCACAAAGGATCTCAAGCGCATACTAGAGCTCAAAGATCTCAGGAGCTCATGCGCATTAAATAATTAAATATTGACTCAACGCGTAGGTTCGAATAGGCTTGCCACAACCTTCAATTCAGTAGCGAGAAAGGTGCGAAAATGAAGATTGAAAGTGGCGTTCCTATGCCAGAAAACCTGGGCAAGCAGACTGCCGGAAAGTACAGATTCGACGAGTGGAAGGTGGGCGATAGTTGGTATCTGGACGACCTTGCACAGGCGGATAGCGCGCAGACCAGTGCCAAGGCATGGGCTGATCGTCGTGGTAACAACGCCAGATTTAGCCGTGCAAAAGAGGGCGAAGGGTATCGCTTGTGGCGGATCGCGTAATGTCGGATATCTACTATCGGGCTGATGAGCCAAAGATTCTCATGGATCTATCCGATATCGATCTTAAGGGAGCGGATTCCCTGGAGAGGATTCCGGATGATCAGTATTCAGATCATGGCGTTAATTACGACGAGGAGTTCCAATTTACCGAGTACAACCTTGATGTTGTGCCAGCCGTTGCAATCGAGAAGGCCGCTCCAAAAGTTGAATATAAGGCGGTTAAAGTTGGGCCGGATAAACCAGTTGATAAGCCCGCTCCCAAAAGATCGGTTGTGCCCGCATCAAAGCCAGAGGTTCTGGAAAGCTTTATTCAACTTTCCGATGACATCATGGGTACGGTGATTGGCAAACTTTCAAGGACTATTTCGGATTGCGTTGAGTTTCCTGAGGCCAGCACTTTCCTGTCACTACTTGGATCGGCAAGTGCAGCGGTTGCCGCAAACTATGCTGTTCAATATCGCACCGGCTCGCCTATCTCGACTGGTCTTTACGTGATCATTGAGCAGCCGCCTGCAACCCAGAAAAGTTACATCCTGGGCATGGGAATGAATCCCTATTCGATGGCCATGGGCGATCACAACAAGAAGGTAAAGGCCACGCTAAACGAGATTGTCGAGCGCTATAACGGCAAGACTCCAGAGAACGTGGTTATTCCCCGATATGGCTTTGTCGTCGCAACCGATGCAACTTCGGCTGCGATGGATAAGCACCTGGCTGAATGCTCTGAAGGTAGGTTCGTGGTGGCCTCTGCCGAGCAATCAGCGCTTATCTCCCTGTTCCCGGAAAGCAACAGCTTTGCCAGCACCAACGAGCTGATACTGAAGGGCTATGCCGGTGAGTATGTGGCAGGCATGCGCGGTGGTCGCGCTGCGTTCTCTGGGATCGCAAACGGCACTGTCGTGCTGATCGCGCAGAGCGGTACAAGTCGTCGCGTTCTGTCTGCATCGAATGGTTCCGGCATGGCCGAGCGCTTCATCTTCATGGCTGAGCCAAGCATGTTGGGCAATCGTGACTTTGAGGGCGGATTCCCTAGCACCTCGGAGCGCCAGCCCTTCGAGACAGCCGTTAGGGCTTGCATCTCAAAATACTCGGACAAGATCATTGATGGCGACGGCGAATCCCTTGACCCTGAATCTCTTGAGCAGCTGCGGGCATCGGCAAACGGCTATCAGATGATCAAGCAGGCCAGGAAGGACATGGAGCCTCGCCTTGGCGAGCTGAAGGATTCAGGCGACATGGTGCTGCTTTCCTGGCTGGGCAAGTTTGAGACGCATGTGCTCAAGATTGCCGCCGTGCTGCATGTGTTCGAGTGCCTGGGTAGCGGCACCAAGGTATCTGAAACCATCCCGGACAAGGTGCTGTTAATGGCCATGGATTTCATTGAGACGATGAGCGATCACATGTCAGACCTTCTGCACGACGCCGGAGAGTCTGGCAAGGATGCCGAAGAGGAAGCGGTGATCATGACGATTGATGGCAAGCGCTTCAGTTCGCGTGAGCTCAAGCAGCGCCTGAAGAACAAGAAGCCATTCAAGGCTATGGGCAAGACTGGCTACAAGGCTGTCGAGCGTAGGATCGAGAAGATGATAAACGAGGGCACGTTGGTCGTACGGACTGATGGTTCGATTGGTGTGGTTTAACGGAGAGGTGCGGATAATGAGTATTGAAGAGAAGCGGCGGGAAGGGTTTGAGGCGTGGTACAAGGATAATGTATATGGCGGCAGCGAATACCTTGCCTTGAAATGGCTTGTTCGTGAAGGGTCTGGATACCTGCACGCAGATCCTAGCGATGCCTGGGATCATTGGAATGCCGCCCTGGATAGCGTGGTGATTGAGCTGCCAGAAGAAGTAACACTTCTGGATTCGAATGTGTGCATGGTGGTTGAAGCCATCGAATCAGCCGGCCTGAAGGTGAAGTCATGAGAGCGTGCGACATCAGAAGCGAATCAGACCTGATCTCTTACCTTGCCGATTGCACCCTTGCAACCGTATCGAGCATGGGTATGAAGAAGAGCCGTCCAGTTGACGAGTACGAGCGCCAGATATCCATCGCGCAGTTTGCAATTGATAAAGGCCTAGAGATGGGCGTGAGCTTCGATAGCCGTGCGGCAGATGTGATAGCAGGCGGTGGCAGCGTTTGTCACTGAGCCAAGCTATACGAATTGCCGAAATGACCCTCCAATCCACCATCCACCAACTCTACGGCGTCCGCATCCAGCAGCCGCCTAGAGACGGTGTATTCCGCCAGTTCAAGATCGACCAGTTCCGCCGCGGCTTCATCGTGTCGATAGATGCCGTTACCCTGTTCGGCTGCAAACTGGATGCTGAGGTGTACGCCTTCACTGGCGACCATCTGGAGTGCTTCGAGTTGGCAACCAAGAACAGCGAGAAGATCAGGATGGAACGTGCGGTGGTGGATTGTGCGATGGGCTTGGTTGGACGCGGTGAAAGACTGTCGCGCGAGGATGCTGATCGGCTGGAGTTGGCGCTTGAGCGGCTGGATCAGTGGTTGTGAATAATTAATTTTTTGGAGGTGCGATATGAGCGGACCAAGCTGCCGATGGTGCGGTGAGAAAACCGATGCTGAATTTGTGGATGTTGGCGTGGGCTTCGTGCAGGTAACTGGCGGCCTATGCGCTTGCGGAGGTTACGAGATGGGGCCTTACCAGAATGATGGTCGCCTGACAGAGGTTGAGTTCGCCACTGGATGGCAAGGCCCATACGAAGATCATGAGTATTTCAGCAGTTTTGGGTTTAGCGAGGAGTGCGCGCCATGACCGCCAACCTAATCCTAGCCATGCTGTGCGCCGCAATGAGCATATGCTTCATCGCCAATTGGATACTGTCCCAAATCGACGCAGGCGAAAACAAAGCCGACGCTTGGAAATCCCTGCTGATCGGCCTGGTGTTCGCCGGGATCAGCTTTATGACTGCGAGGGAGGCTTGAGATGGAATTGGAAAAAAAGGAAGAGCTGCTCAGGCTGGCTGAGGCTGCTACGCCTGGGCCGTGGAGGGAATGCGGAGCTGATCGTGGCGGGTGTGCTTGCGGGCAGGTTTGGTCGATATCTTCAGATTGCCCAGTTGCGGAGGCTTGGCGGGGCGATGACGTGATCGGTGAGCCCGAGCAAGGCGCGATGGCAAATGCTGCGTTTATCGCCAAAGCAAACCCTGCCGCCATCCTCTCGCTGCTGGATGAGAACGCCCAGCTCCGCGCCGAGAACGAAAGGATTCGTAGAGAGCTTACGGCCTTTAGAAAAAACACTTCGATCAGCGGCAGCCAGATCGAATCGATCGACCAGATATTGGGCAAGGAGCGCAACGCCAATGGCTGACAAGATCAGAGAACTAGCAATACCTTGCGGCCTAACCCCGGCAATGGCTAACCACTCTAACAAGCTGTGGCAGGCACTATGGGATGCCATTGATCAAGCGGAAGAGGCTGGCTTATCGGTAGGGTGCATGGTCAGTAATCTGGAGTTCGTGAAGGCCAAACTGATCAAGGAGCATTTGGAGGAATGAAAATCTTCGACCTCGAATTCACTAACGGCCAGCGCTGCCGATGCATTGCCATGGAAGACGAATCGACCGAGGAGTCTGTCTCCAGCCTGCATTCTTCCTTCTGCGGCAAGCTCAAGTCAGCCGAGCGTATCCTTCCTCCAATTCCTGATCAGCTGCCCTGGAAGCGCGACGGATCAATCTGGCGGCTTCATCTCTTCGAGCTGGCCAGGATCGAGGTCGGTCGATTCGCCCTCACTTGGCCAGGCGGATCAATCCAAGGTTCAGCCGATGATGTACGATCTGCCGTGCGCGGCAATTGGGCTCAAGGATGTTGACATAATTATTATCTTGCGATTAGGATGGCGACATGAACAGTAAACAGCGGCAACAGCTAGACCATCAACTGACCACGCCGCCATCTGATTGCGATGATGACGGCCACAGCTGGAAACGGCTGGGGCAGGATGAGGATGGATGCACATACTATAAATGCCGTCGATGCGGCAGGGAGAGCGGTGATGAGTGAAGTTACAAGGGAACACCTGGCGGGGCTGGAGCTGGCCAAGCAGGAGCTGGGCGAGTTCAATGCGGCAGCAAAGGCGGCTGCAGATTATTGCCTTGATCCGCTGATCGCCCAGGCCAGCGCCGCGCCTGAGCAGGAGCCGGTGGCGTGGTTGTACTCACGCCCTGAAGGCTTGGTAACCCCGGTAGTTCTATTGGAAAAGGCATCCGATAAAGATCGCGGCTCTTGGGATGAAACGCCTCTCTACAACCACGCTGACCCGTCCGAGGTGGCTCAGTTGCGTGCTGAACTGAAAAGCCTGCTGCATACGAGCGTTAAGGAAGATGTATTCGATATCGTGTGCAAAGAGCGTGACGCCGCCACTCAGCGCGCCGATGCGGCTGAGCGGAAGCTGGGTGATGCGGTGGGGCTGCTCAAGGCGCAAGCCGACCATGTTGTACAGCTTTGTGACGTGATGTTCAGGCAAGGTCTTGGAATGGACAAAGAGGCCGAAACTAAAATCTACGCTGCGCTTCGCACCATCCAACACATTAACGCCCTGCTATCCGCCAGCGCAGAGCCTGCCAAGGGCGGCGATGGGGAGGTGCTTGGCGAGCGATGCATTGACGGCGGTGTATGCCACCACGATTGTAAAACGCGCTGCTTTCGCCGTGTGTGCTGCGGGCATTTCAGCGATTACACCGGGCCGTGGGCCTATCCTGCCGAGGGCTCCAGCCATGACTAACCACAACGATCAAGAGCGCTCGCTGAAACGCTGCGCAGCTTGCGGCGAGGAACGCCCAGTGAGCGAGATGAAAACCTGCATGCACAACCAGATGCACCGATACGTGTGCGATTCGAAGTGCATGCACGATTTCTACAATCCGCCAAAGCAAGCCCGCGCTCAGCTGCAGCCCTCCAGCGTGGCGGTGCCGACTGTGGCGACTTTGCAAATGAAGAACGCGGGTTGGCAGGAGTGTGCTCGCCAAGGTATTTATCCAGAGGCAATCGAAATGCAAACGATCTGGAGTGCCATGCTAGCCGCCGCCCCGCACCCTGTAAGCGGTGACTCCAATCCCGAGCACACCCTGTTCAACGAGATACGGGGCAGCATGCCAGTGAACGAGGATGACGAGCCAACTCGGTACATCATCACTGAGGCCCAATTGCAGCGCATACGTGTTCTGGAGTTTGGTCAGCACCCTGTAAGCGGTGAGCAGAAGCCTGCAAGCGTGCAGATCACCGGGCACCTCGACGAAGTGGACGCGCCAGTATGGGAGTTCATCAACGCAGAGGCTAGGAAGCTAGGTCCAGCGACAGGCAGCATCGACACCTACAACTTCACGCGACCAGATGGCGCCCAGCCGAATGGCGTCGTGTCCGTGCTTTGGAACGGTGCGTCTATTCACGCCATGGCGGTAACCGTCCGGGACAGTATGAACCGCGCCCAATGCGTGCGCCTGCTTGCGGGCGCACGCATTGGGCGC